CCCCCCTCAGCCGTGATCGCGTCGAGGCCCTGCCACTGCTGCGCCAGCTGGGGCGCGAACTGGCCCAGCAGGTCGAGCTCGCGCTGGATGGCGGCGGCCGGCGAGTCCTCGCCGAAGAGCTTCGCCTTCAAGTCCAACAGCGAGCGCTGCTGGTCGAGGGTGTCCCCGAACTTGGTGATCTTGACCGGGATCGCGTCGAGCGCCGTGGTGAATTCGTCAATGAAATCCAGCAGCTGGTCGGCATCCTGGAAGCGCCCGAGCTGCTCCGGGGTGAGCCCACCCGACTGGATCTGGTCGACGAGATGGAGCAGCGCCTTCCGGATCCGCTCCCGGCCTTCCTCGGTCGCGGCGTCGATACCGCCAAAGGCGCTCGCCAGCTGCGGCGCGAAGTTCTGGAAGAGCATGAAGTCGCGCTGGAGCTGCGCCACCTCGCCGGTGTCACCGGTGAGCCGCGCGCGGAGGTTGGCCGCTTGTGATTGGATGTCGAGCGTCTGCGAGAGCCGGGTGAGTGACGCCGCGGTCAAGCCGGCCGCGTCCATCAGGTCCTGCAGCCCCTGAATCGAGATGTCGCCTTCGGTCGTCTCGAGCGTGATGCCCAAGGACTTGGCGACGGCGTTGAGCTGCTGAAAGTTGGTGCCCATCTCCCGAAGCCGGGCATCCAGCAGGTCCTCGGGATGGAGCGCGCCCGGCAGGAACAGCGACTGCTGGTTCGCGGTGTTGAGCTCCCGCAGGAAGTCGCGATCGGTGAGCAAGCCGCGCGCGGTCCGGCCCGCGCCCACCGTGGCGTTGGCGCTCAGCTGGAACTGGTCGAGCCCGTCACGCAGTTCCTTCAGGCGCTTGGAGTTCTCCTGGATGGTCTCCTTCATCGCACGCTGGTCGGCCGACTCGCCGAGTCCCAGCACGCCACCCAGGATCTGCGCCCCGGCGGCGATCGCGCCCGCCACGCCCGGCAGCGCCTTCAAGGCATCGAACGCGCCCGACTCCGTCTTCGCCTGCTGCACCTGGCGGAGCGAGTCGGCGAGCTGGATGACGCCGGCAATCGCCTGGCGCGCGTTGTCGCCGATTCCGCCCAGCGCGTCGGCCACGCGGAGCATGGCGTCGCCGATCCCGGCCACGCCCTCGAGCGCATCCTCGAGGGAGACCCACTGCGTGTCGGCGTCGATCATGGCGAGCGTGAGCGCGGTGACGCGGTCCACGGCCTTCGTGAGCGCCGCCTCGTCGATCGCGCCGAACATGTCACGGCTGTGATCGTGAATCGCCTTGACGAGGTCGAGCTGCTCCTGCAGCAGGGCGAGGGGGGCCTGCAGGGCACCGCCCTGCTGGGCAATGGCCTCGAGCACCGCGCGGTAGCGGTCCTTCAGGTCATCCAGCGCCTGCGACTGGACGAACTGGCTGGCGCCGCTCTCGGCGAGGAGCGAGGCGCGCTGGATGGCATCGCGGGCGCCGTCGATCAGCGGCTGGAACGCGCTGGTCGCGGCCTCCTTCATGCGACGCCGAATGAGGTTGGCGAGCGCCACCAGCTGCGGATCGACCTGGCCGGTGACGGATGCCTGATTGGTGATCTGTGTTTCCACCCGCTCGAGCGCCACCCGGGCCGCGTCGAACGCGCGCGCCAGGCCGCCGGCGAAGTCGCCGATCGTGGACTGCCGCTCCTGCATGATGTCGAGCGTGTCGAGCGTTCCATCGACGTGCTGCTGCAGGCGCTCCATCGCGGTCGTCGTGTCCTGGACGCTGCCGGTCGTCTGGTCAAAGCCGGCGACAATGCCCGCGAGACTCGTCTGCAGCGCCTCCGGATCGAGCGCCGTCTTGAACGCCTCAGCGACCTGGGCCAGCCGTCCCTTGAGCGCGTCGATGTCGCGGGTCAGGGCCGCGATCTGGGCCTGCTGGTTCTGCCCGCTCGCCGTGGACGATTGCCGGGTCCGCGAGGCATCCGCCTGCACGGCGATGCTCGCCTGCTGCAGCTTGGTCCGCTGCGCCTCGAGCTCGTCGAGCTGCTTCGCCATGTTGGCGGCGAGATTGAGGAGCTGCGTGCGGCTCAGCACGCTGAGCGACGCCGCGTACTCCTCGGCCGCCTGCGCGGCCGCACGCGCCGCCTGCGCCTGCTTGTAGAAGAAGGCGGTGAGAGCGCCGATCCCGAGCGCAATGAGGCCGATGGGCCCCAGGGCCGCCTGGAACGCGCGGGCCGCGAAGCTCGCGAGCTGCATGGCCCCGGCCGCGCCGTTGATGCCGGCGATCATGCTGACGAAGCCGGCCGTGAACTGGGCGATCACGGCGCCGAGCTGCAGCGCCTTGAAGGCCCCGAAGGTGAGGAGCGCGAAGCCAAGCGCCTTGGCCACGGCCGCCAGGATGCCGACCAGCGTCGCGAAACTCTCGTTCAGCTTGGTCACGACGGGCAAGGCGACCCGGAGGAGCCGGGTCCCGAGTTCCAGCGAGACGAGGCCGATCTGGCTCTTGAGGCGCGCGAACTGCTGCGCCGGCGTCTCCGCCACTTTCGCCAGCGCGTCCGACGTCTCCCCGGCGCGATCGGCCATCTTGGCGAGGATGTCGCCGAAGTCCTTGGCCTGCGTCCCGGTGAGCGCGAGCAGCGGCCCCACCGCTTCCACCCCGCCGGCGAGCTGGGCCAGGACCTCGACGTTGCCGCCGGTCTTGGTCTTCAAGTCGGCGAGGAAGCCGCCCAGCCCCTTCGCCTTGAGCCCGGCGGCGTTGTAGGCGAGCCCCAAGGATTCCGCCAGCTTCACGGACTCGCTCGACGGCTTGACGATGCTGGCGAGGACGGCGCGCAAGCCGGTCATCGCGACTTCCGTCTTGACGCCGCCCTTGGTGAGGGCCGAGGTCGCGGCGAGGATGTCGGTGAGGGAGGCCCCCGCCTGCGCCGCGAGCGGCGCCACGGTCGAGATGGAATTGGCCAGGTCACCGATCGTGGTCTTGCCGCTCTTCATCGCGACGAACATGGCGTCCGACACCTCGGCCGCCGTGCCGGCCGCGGGGCCGTAGGCGTTGAGGATGGTCGTGAGGCCATCGGCCGCCGTCTTGACGTCGGTGAGGCCGGCAACCGAGAGCCGGTTCGCGGCGGTGAGGATCTGGGTCGCCTGCGCCGCGTTCGTGGCGCCGGCCGAGATGATCTGGTAGAGGGCCCCCACCTCTTCGACGGGCGCCTTCCCGAATTCGCCCGCCAGCGCCTTCACGCTCGCGGTCAACTCGGGAATGGCGCTGGTGTCGTCGAGCAGGGTGGAGACTTCGGCCATGGCCTTGCCGAAGTCGAGCGCGCTACCGGCGGCGGCGCGGAGGGCGACGGTGAAGCCGGTGCCGAGGAACGCGCCGGCGGCGACGCCAGCGGCCTTGAGCCCGGTCGTGACGAGCGTATTGGCCTTGGCGAACGTCGCGGCCTCGCGGCTCGCCCGGTCGGTCATCTTCTCGAAGCGGCCGAGTTCGTCGCGGGCCTGGCCCAGCCCGCGCTTGAAGGCGCTGCTGTCCACGCCGAGGGCCACGATCATCTGCGCTATGGTCGCCACGGGCACCTCGGCAACGAAGGATCACCGGCGCCCGTGGTGCTGGTGGGGTTGAATCCGCGCGGCCTCCCGCTGCCGGGCCGCGAGGTCCGCCTCATACTCCCGGTGCTTCAGGAGGAAATGCGCCTGCAACTCGGCGATCTGGTGGCTCGTGGCCCGCTGGAGCAGGTCATCCGGCAGGCAGTGCAACTTCTCGAGCGCAACCTCGATTACGAATCGCCGCCAGGGGCGTTTCCCAGGTCAGTCGCCAGGTCCTCGACATCCGCCTCCGTGAGGCCGGAGAGCCGCGAGGCGACGGCAGCGACCCGCGCCAGGGCCGCCGCGCTCCGCTGGCCCAGGGCCTTCACGTGCGCGTCCGACGTGAAGAGCGTCTCGCCCTTGGCGTCCACCACGCAGCGCGCCACGAGCTTCGCGCGAAAGTGCGCGAGCGACATCTTCCGCTTCCGGCCTTCGCCCTGCTGCAGCGACTCCTCGAACGTGTCCCGTTCGTCGGCCGTCATGCCGCGGACCCGCACCGCGCCATTCCACTCCGGCACGTCCACGATCTCGTAGGTCAGGTCCGTGGCCGCGAGAATCGCCTCGCGACTGAGGAGCGCCGGCTCCGCGGGCATCGTGGGCGCTGCGACCGGGGACTGCATCGTGCTGCTGGAACTGGGCACCATGTACGCCTCCGCCTCCGTGGGCGGTCAGAGAGTGACGCGCGCCGCCATCACGAGATGGCGACAGCGGCGCGCAGGGTGAAGCCGTGGTGCTGCGGGGATGGTCCGCCCGGCCTAGAGGCCGGTGCCGACCTCCACCGGATCGCCGGCCGCCGCGAACTCGAACGACACGTCAGCCGGATCCTCGGGCGTGCCCGAGTGCTGGATCGTGGCCACCCGGAATTCCTGCTGGATCCCGTTGGTGCCGTCGGGCAGCAGCTTGATGAAGACGGTGGTCCCGGCCGCTTCACCGTCGCGGATCAGGTCCTGGCCCGCGTCGCCCTGGCTGTACAGCCCGGACAGGGTCAGCGTGATCTCGCGGGCCGCCGGGACGCCATGCGCGGTCGCGCGCTGGAAGACCGGGAACTGGTTGACGTTGCGGTTGGCGTTGTAGCTGTAGCTGTTCAGGTCGCTCACGGGTTCATACGTCCCCGCGATCAGGGCACTCACGGTGATGACGGAGTCTTCGCCGAGTGCGATGGTTCCTACTGCCATGGCCGTTACCTCTCGGATGCGGTGGTGAGTGCTGCACGCGCCGGGTCCGTGACCACAGGCAAAGGTCCATCAGGGTGCTGCTGACGCGCGGCGTCCGCGAGGCGCTGCAACGCTTCCGCCTCGAGCGCCGGGTCGTCCGGCGTCGTGGGCCGGTTGAAGGCGCGGCGGGGCGGTGGGTCGGCTGGGACGCTGTCTCGCCGGAGACCGGCCCCCAGCATCGCCAGGGCTACTTCACAGGTGCGGGCCGTCGTGATGGCCTGGTCCCGCGCAATGCGGAGCTGCAGCACCAGGGCATCGAGCGGCATGGCGTCCGCCGCCTCGTCGGCGTCCGCGCCGACCGACCGACCGGTCACACCGCGACCTGCGTCAAGACGTCGTAGCGCGCCACCAGGTGCATCGTCACCCGGTCGGGATCCACGAACACGGTGACCAGCGAGAGCCGCCCGCGGACATGACGGAAGCCGGCGACGGTGAGCGTGGTGCCATTCAGCAGCCGCTCCAGGTGTCCGTAGATCGCCAGCACCTCTGCCTTCCCGGTCGCCCGGCTCCAGACGTGAATCGTCTCGGTGCCGTCCCGCCCCACCCGCCCGAAGTGGTTGAACGCCCCCTCGGTCGAGTCTCCCATCGTCACGTAGGGATACTGCGTCGCCTGCGGCGCCAGGCCCGAATAGATGCGGTCGCCAATCACGGCGCCCAGCGCGCTATCGGCCTCGAGTACGCCGACGATCGCCACACTCACGGGCCAGGCCGCAGTCGGCATGCCTAGCCCGCCTTGCGCCGTCGCGTCACGGCGGCCCGCACATTGGCCTTCAGGGCTCGCGTGAAGCGCGGCCGCACATAGGCGTTCGCGGGAAAGAGGCTTGGCTGCGCGGCCATCTTCACGGTGCCGAACTCCTGGTAGACCGGATAGAACGGGAGGCCCGCGTCGGTGAAATCCTGCTCCTCCCAGCCC